ATCCCTCGGCGTTCGCGCTGTGTGGGTTCAAGTCCCACTCCGGGTACCATGGGAAAGAATAGAATAATCAAAGCAATAAGCAGTGTCGTGAAACCACCTACGGGTGGTTTTTTTGTTTTTGTGCTACGTGTTCACCATTGTTTCGCCATTCAGCTTCGCCATAAAAAGAGGGCATTACTGCCCCCCAACGACCGGAACAACTGAAATTCTTCTATTATATCTCGCAGTTTGTGAGGCATTTTTATGACCTGAAATTTCCTGCTTCTCACTCAGAGTACCTTCAAGATCCGAAATTCCTTTGGCTTTTAGATCATGGAAAGTGAACTGGAAATCCAGGTCTGGATATTTATCAGCAGCAAGTTTTTTGGCCTTCATCCATTGCGCATTAAAAGCATCGCGGGTGTATCGAAGACCTGATGGCTGGTGGATGACAAAAATACTGACCATACCGCTGTTGAGAGGAATGCAGTCAGCAAGATTAACGGCATCCTCCAGACGTTTTGTCCAGGCCTTGATCTGGCTAACTGCGGTTTTGCTCTGCTGGATTAAAATTCCTTCGTTCAATATTTGACTCTTTTTGAGGTCAAGAATATCTCCCTGGCGTGCGCAACATAGATATGCCAACTCCATTGCAACTTTTACAGGAATAGAAGCAACGCTATAAAGTGCATCATATTCCCTATCGCTAATATAACGTGTTCGAGCCTGCTCTTTAAATTGCTTAACGCCCTGGCAAGGATTCATCCTCACCTTTCCTCGTTCGTATGCCCACCGAAAAACTCTGGACATAAATGCTTTCTCGCGGTTTGCCTGAACTCTGCTCTTAACACCTCTTTTATCCATATATTTTCTGATGTGCTCTGGCTTAATGTTATCCGGCTTCATTTTCCCGAAGACAACATTTATCTTTGAACCATATTTTCTATAGTCTTTTCTTGTTTCTGTTGCTAATTCGTGGAAATCACCGGAATTAAAAAACTCCTCACAAAGTGCGTTGAAGTTCGTACCAACCTTTAAATCGTTAATGAAGTTTTCGTAAGCTGCCCATACCTGCGATTTTGTTAAATCAGGATTGCACAACCTGATGGTACGACCATCTGTTGTACGAAACTCATAAGCAGATTTTCCCCGCCGAACGCGGGGAGGCATCCAGTTATCATCGGGGTTTTTGCGAGCTCTAGACATTACATATCCTTAAAGTTTGGTTCTTCTTCCTCTGGATTGCTCACTATCAACTTAAGGCCAACCGGGTTTGATACATGATCCCATGTTGTTCCAGGTCTGCCGTCCTTACGTGGAATAAAAAATACTCCACTATCCCTGAGAGCTTTGCACTGTAAGGAAGGGCGACGATAACCAGTTAATTGATAGAGGTCATCTGGAGTAAGAAAACGTTGGATTTGTCCGCTCATAGATAGTTCTCCACTTAAACCGGCTGCACCCGGTTACTTCATTCTGTAAGCACACGATGAACATCCGTGACGGGTTCCATCGTTGCAATTGCGACATAATGGATATTCTTTCGAATCCTTCCCATTTAGCTGATGAAATATCTCTACTGGCACCATTACCGGCATTGGTACACGAATCACCATGCTTCTGAGTTCAGCAATTTCGTTTGCCTGTTCGAACACTCGCGCCTTACAGTATTCAGCTTCAGATTTCCACCATGCCACATCCGTTTTGAGGCGACGCACACGCCGCTGCTTGAGTTTACTGGGCATGAATATTAACCTTGATAGCGAACACTTTCACCGGTTCTGGCCCAAAGTGAGGATGTGTGATCACCTTGATTTCGTAACCGTCATACGGGATGTCGATACGCTTGCTCATGTCGTCGCGCTTCGGATAACCTCGGGTTATGATCAGCCTGTCATAATCCTTTCCGTGGATGCGACGCCCCCAGTACGGATTCACCAGGCGATACTCTTCCGTTTTTTCTCCTGACTTCATCTGGTCGAAGTATTCACCGTTAACTGCCAGTTGAAGGTTAGCCACGATTCACCTCCTGCTTCGGTGCTGCTGGCAGCGGCATCCAGTGGGTTGGCGTCCATGATGCGCCATACACTGTCCATTTCCCTGCAAGCCAATAACCCACTTTCTTGCGCCAGTCACCAGGACCATCAAATTCTTTAGTACATAAAACTTCTTCGCTTCCTTCAGGCATCCGCTCGCTTACCGGAATCCATGTATCCGGAGTTACCGGAGAGTTACCAGCCTGAAGCATGGCGGCGCGGCAGGCGTTCCACATATCAGCTGCAACGCAACATGCGTAGAAGTCAGGATTTGCAGTTGGTAGGATAGCTTTTATCACCTCGTAATCAGGCTCAATTTTAGGTGGCACTACCGGTGCTGGCGGTGCGGTGTAGGCAATACGAATCGGTGATTCGTGAATAGCATGGTCGTGGTATTGCTCCTCGGTAATATCTCGCCAGCACTCTCCATACATTACCTGATAGATAGTCTCAACATTCCTCGCTGCAATAGCCCCATCAATCACCTTCACAGCATCAGCCATTGCGTAGCCGAGATTACCGCCGTCACTTTGTGCTGATGCTTTGCTGAGTATTTCGCTTATCTGGTGCAGGCGATCGAGTGATACAGGTCCGTGCGCCGGGTGGTTGTTAGTTGTCATTTCATCAATAATTTTTTGCAGCCTTTCAGCCTCTCTTTTCCACGCGGCCCACGATTTTGGATTTCCATCTATTGTTTCAGTTTCATCAAACATAATTTGCCACCTTAAACATATCGCATTGACAGTTTTTTGCCTTGCGACCACTACCGCATGGGCACTTTTGGTTACGAAGCTCTCCGGGTACGCTTTTAATTAGTGAGCGTTTTCTTTGTTCATCTCGCTCCATATCACGCAAAACTAATCTCCAATCTCGCATCTCACTCCCCCTTCACGCCAATGCCAGCGGCGCGGATTGCGTCGGCGCATTCTTCCAGTGCAAAGTTATATTTATCAGAAACTAGCCCGTAACCTTTCGGGTACGGCGTCGGCAGCGTCACGGTCCGCGCCTCCAGTTCTGCTATGCGCTTCTCTGCGGCATCCAACTTGGCCTCTTCCCGGTTCGCACGCTCGCCCTCAGATTCTGCTAACTGGTGGTAATGCCACTTTTCTCCTTCGTATGCGCTGGCGTAGCCTTTTTCTTTCTCCAGCTCACCCAGCAGCGCCAGAACACGCTGCGCCAGCCAGCGCTTTTCTTCATCGCCATATGCGTTGTCGGCAATCTCTTTGAGACGACCAATTCCAATATCACCGCCATCAGCGCGGTATGCCTGTTTGTTGAGTGCTGTCATTGGGCTGCCTCCAGTTTCGATTTGCGCAGCGCTTCTTTGTAGCTGGCCTTCGCTGCTTTTTTGGTGTCGCACCACTCACCTTCAATATCACGTCGTGGGTAGCCATAAGCCGCGTCGTATGAGCAGCGAAACATTCGGCATTTTCCATCACGGCTGTATTCGACTTCAGGCAGTCGATATCCCAACAACCATTCACTGAAGGGCTGGCAGCTATCAGCATCAAGATATTCTTCGTATCGAGTGCGTTTCTTTGTCTCTGGCAGTGCAGAAATTGCCGTTGCTTCACCTCTTTCTGTGACGTGGTAAATTGTTCCGCCGCCTACGAAATCAGGCGCGGGACGGGAGGTGGCCAAACCATCAGATACCAGTTCTTCCCACTTCTCGTTATCCGTATGCCCTTCGCCTGCGAGGAAATAATTACGGTATGGCGTGCGATTACGCTCACTGATTCCCAGCGCATGCTGCATAAGTTCAATTCCAGTGCTCATAGCGCGGATCCTTTGCGAAGCTGGGCGGCAAAATATTCGGCTCTTTTTACGCATTCTTCATAAGCCGCTGCATCAGACATATCCTCATCAATGAGAGTAAAATCGCTTTCACCTCTACACCACTGTGCAAACATCTCCACACCCTGAGCCCGCACTTCAGCCCGTAAATCGGCATAAGCAGGTATCTGCAATACAGCCAGTGAGCGAATCATCTTCTGCACTTCTGATGGGCATTGTTCGTAATGGTCGTCGGTGATGAATACCGCCTCGTTGTGAATTTTGTTCACAGCGCTTAATTCCGCCGCCAGCTCCCTGCACTTGCTCTCGGCGTTAGCGAGCTGTACTGCCATATCTGCGTTTTGTGATTGCAGCTCTGCGTACTTACAACGTGTTTCTCGGATTTCTAAAACAGCAACCTGAACCGCATAGGCAAACATGGACACAGAACGTTCACCCATCTTTTCGCTGTCATACTGCATGCGCATGGCAACAGCCATCAGTTCATCCAGCTGTGCGCCGGTCATAGGTTTATTGGTTGCTGTCATGATGATTATCCTGCTGAAGTTTGTATTGCTTAACGAAGTGGGCCACAGCTTTTGACTGGCTGGTTACGATCCCATTAAGGATGACGTTCTTTCCGCGATATATTTGTGCGGTACCAATTTCAATCCCTTCGAGGCTTACGTGAAGGGTTTTCCCTCTTACTTCTGCTGAAGGTATTGGCTGTGATAGGCGGTACGTTTCACGCGCTTCAGCAATCGCTTTGTGCTCATCCATAATAGAAAGTGCTTCAGCTAGGGCTGCGCCTTCGAGAGTGAAAACACCTTCGTCACTGATCGAGGCTTGAGCCATAAGCTCAACGAAACGGCGAGCACTCTTGATGCTGAGCTCTGGCGCTATAGAACTGCGGGTAACTTTAGTTTTACCCTGGGCGGCTGCTACGGCTTTATCGTGCTGGAGAACTTCCCCAGCCTTTTCGCCATACTCGATAACGCGATCAACAGCAACATCGACAGACACTGCACCGGATTTAACTTCCTGCTGAACGTCATGGTTCGCTGTGCTGAGGAGAAGCAACTTCTCAACAGTGGCCACGGATTTATTGACCAGTTTTGCAATCTCGCTGGTGGTCTGGTTGAAAGCGTTATGAAGCTCCTGAATAACAGCGGCCTGTTCAATATCAGAAAGAGGGAGTTGGTTATTACTGGTCATGATTCGAGCCAGACGCTGCACATCGTTACCGTTGAAAGGCATGATATGAATGCGGTCAACTGGCTTACCAGCTTCAGCACAACGTGCGTAGCAGCGACGGCGGCGATGGCCTTCAACAACCCACACACCACCTTCATCACGTGCAATAACCTCCAGTGGAGGAACGGTGCCACCGTTCATCAGATAGTTAAACAGGTCGTCATCTGCCTGGCGGGTGCGTTCGTCGTCTTCACGCTTGTTGAAACCTTCACGCACGTGGATATGTTCAAGGCTGATAAACATCCCGGTATCGGTGCGCTTGATGGTCCCGTCGCGTGACATCTGCTTGAATGAGTTAGCGGCCATCACTTAACCCCTGCATTCATCACAACATCAGTTACTGGAGTTAACTCACGCAGTTCGCGCTGGGCCTCAAGAAGGTGCATGTTGCTGCGTGTTTTAGTGTGTCTCTCAACAATGCGATCGCATTCTTTTGCCCAGCAGACAACATCGTCGCGTAAAACGGTGTTCTCGATGGCAAGAGCTTTACGCTGCTCCATTGACTCGCACAGCGCGACACCCTGAACATCGTAGCGGTTCGCCAGTTCATTCATCAGCCATTGGGAAGCAACCGGAAGGAGGGGGGCCGCTTTACGGGCTGCATCGATCAGTTGCTCTCTGGTCATACGTGGTTGTAACTCAGTGACGTTCTGTGTGGTCGTCATGGTTAGTTTCTCCGTGTTATATGCGCCCTGCACGGCGCTGAATTCTTTGGCCTTAATGCTTAAAAGAGGCCACCTTGGTCTTTAGGTTGGACACGTTTTCTTTTCGTGACTTCGGACTTTGAAACCTGCTTATCTGCCCAGGCTTTTGCGTGCCTCATCACATCGTCAAAAATCGCGCCTTTTTTACTTGCTTGTGACATACGCTTATATAAATCAAGTGCTTGCCATGCCCCCCCCCTGAGCCACTGAAG